ATCTTGTTCTTTCCCATAAAGGTGTCGAAACGCATTGTTTCAACCTCGACAGAGCTTTTGTTATAGTCCAAGACGAGACTGTTACAGGTTCGGTTGCCGGGATTGATGTTAAGGTTCATCTTGCCGTTGGTATCAGCAAGAGCAAAGTTAAAAATCTCCACATTGTCCCACTTGTTAAACTCCTTGTTCTTTTTTAATGCCTCAAAGTGCTCCGGAGATGGCTCAACGGCATATACCTTTTTAGCAAACTGACGCATATAGTGAGTAACCACGCCGATATTAGCCCCAATGTCAAGGATGGTCATATCTTTCTTTTGGTTGAAGATGTCTACATAAACACCCTCGAGGTAAATCTCCTTAAAAATGTAGGGGATGAATAAAGAATCAAAGGGTATTTTATTACCGTTCACGCCAACTGAAGGGTAAAAAATTCCATTAAGTTTTATTTTAGATTTTTTCATCTTAGTTTCTTTCTAATTTTAGTGGTAGAGATGCCTTTGGTGTAAGGGAAATAAACAACAACTACTCCTCGCTTCTTTAGCTTCTTCTCGTAATCCTTCCAGCTCTCAGTCCCAAACCAGTCATCGCCAACAAATAGGATATCATATTTTAGCTTTTCCCACGCCCTAAACTTATCAAGACTGTTTTGGGCAATGACACTATCAACACATCGCAAGCCTCTGATAATTTCTTCCCTTTCATTAAAGGGAATAATGGGCTTCCTGCCTTTATAATCCTTAACCAGCTTGTCGGTAGAAACGGCCACTGTTAGGTTGTCGCACCGGTTCTTACAGGCCTCCAAGAGCCTTAGATGACCAACGTGAAACAGGTCAAAAGCACCACTTGTATATCCAACAATTTTATTATTCATAAGACATTACTTAATTTTTTAACATTCTTAGCGTCAGTTTGCCAACGCCAATTTAGGTTCTCCTCTCGCCAATCCGAGCCAAAATAATGCTCTAACCATCCCTCTGGGTCATTGGGGATGTTGAAAGCATAGCCCTTATAGTCAATGGTGCCAAGATTTTCATAATGGCGCTTCGGCCAAGTCTTACAGATATCGGCCCCCATATATTCAACTCTTAGATTATCTTTAAGAAAGAATGGCGCTAATAGAGTAAAGAGCCCCTTGTCTCCCCAAAGATTTTTGGAGTCATTATTGCCAAAGTAAAGGATTGTCCGTTTCCTAAAGTTCCAGTCTTTGTCGCCACCTACCTTACACCAATCATAATCTTTTCTAATCCTTTTTATCATCTTCTCTGTTAAATCTTCATCTAAACAGCCAATGTTTAGCTCTTTATCAAATCTATGTCTGTTTTTAAGTTCCCCAGACCGTATAATCTGTAAAAGAGGAGAACCGTATAGAAAAGTGTTCAGCCCTATGCTTTTTAGATACTCGGTCGTATCAACGTAACATTGTTCTATTTTTGTTAGTTTTTTCATCGATGTAAATGTATAAATGACGGTTTCTTGTTTTCAATCATTTCCTTGACCATTGCCGGCACAGCCTCTTTCTTTTCCGGACAAAACTGCTGAATGTTGGGATAGCGATTGATAATGGTGTTAAATGGTTCGTCTGACCAATGGGTGAAGCCGTCATCACCGTAATCCTTGCCAACGCCGGCTCCGACTAGTTTAACAGCGATATTCTCGTGGTGTAGGTAGTTCTTTATCCACTCTAACGGCCGATAAAGTAAAAATGGGGTAATGCTATAACAAAAGGGTATCAAGCCTTTTAGGGCCATTCCAACGCCAATGCCGAGCATTGCCTGTTCCGCCGCGCCTACGTTAATAATACGGTCGGGGTAATCTTTCTTGATAGCGTCGAACATACCAAACCCCAAGTCGGCCGTGATAACCCGAATGTCGGGGTTCTTCTTCATCTGCTGGTGTAATTCGTAGGCAAAATACCCACGAAAGCTATTGTGTCTTTTCATTGGTTAATTCTTTATATTGCTTCTCGTCTAATTTCAAGTAATGCCCTGCTAGTCCCTGTATCCAGTCCGGCAAGTTAAAGAGATTGGTTCTGAAACAAAGAGTCGGATAAAAAGTATTTAACCTTGTGTCTAAATCGTCAACATTTACTCGACCATAAGCGGAGTAGCCATTACAGACAACAGCAATGTTGAGGTTCTCCAGCTTTTGTTTAGCGGCCACCTGTAGTGCTTCCCAGACCGCCCCCTCGGCACACTCGCCGTCACTCATCAAGACATACACCTTGTTTTTCCTATCCGCTAGTGCCATTCCGACACCGACTGTTATTCCTTGACCGAGTGAGCCAGTCGAGCAGTAAATGCCGTCTTCTAAATCACGGTTGGGGTGCGTGCCGTGCTTCTTCCACAGTTCCTCAGCGTCTTTACCCTCCCATTTCTCTAGGGCGACATAAAGGGCTAAGGCGGCGTGACCGTTACTCAAACTGAAAGGGGCGTCTTTTTGCTTGACTTGATAAATCTTGTCGATAACATTGACGCTAGCCAAGCAAGAGCCGATGTGGGTTAGGCCGTGCTTGTAAGATAGCTCGATTATTCTCTTTTCTAGTTTATTCATTTAATTTTTCTTTAACTACTTTCCAGAGAGCATCACATAAAGAGCAAGAACGGTAAGTATCAGAAAAGAAATCTGATTTACAAACTACCTCTGGATACTGGCTTGACATACTATGATAATAACTAATTATGGTCTTATTAGACCCTATATAGTCTGCTGTCAAATAGAACTTTCTATTTACCAAAAACTCTATCATCTGACCGATAGAAAGGAGAGGATAAATTGGTTCTGATTCGCCCGGGAACCACTCAAACAGCTTCTTCTTTATTATTTCGTTATTTGCGTAATTCTCAACTACTATGATGCGAGGGACATCCGACCCTAACCAATCTGGCCCCTTATCACCAAAGAATGGCCTATTGTCTTCATCTAAATAAGCGACAAAACAAACATCACCAGGGCAGGGAGTCCACCATCTCCTCAATTTTCTTTTGGCCTCCTTCGATAGTCCTCTAAGTTGTTTTACCGTTATATGTTGTTTCATTTCTTATATGCCTCCACTTGTTCAGCAATGCTTTGCTCTAAAGTCTTCTTTGGTAACCAACCGTAGCTCCTTGCCCTAAAGTTAGACGACACCCAATTATCTGTATCATATAGCCTTAGCTGGCCGACAGTATTGATGTTAGCTTTCTTTCCAGTTGCTTTCTCGACCATCTCTAGCACTTGCCGGTTAGTGTGTTTCTTGCCGGAGCCGAGTTCGAATATTCCTCTGGCGTGATGAGAAGAAAGATTGACTATTCCTGCGACTACATCTTCAACGTCAAGAAAATCGTGGACGGGGTGGGGAACGAAATTAACTTGTTCTCCCTCGAAACAGCTTCTGATAAGGGTAGGGATTAAATGCTCTATCTGCTCGCCAACGCCGGTAATAGAGTAAGGGCGGATGATACAAAAGGGCTTGTGGTATTTCTCAGCGAAGGATAACAATATCTCCTCCGAAGCCTTCTTGGTGCGTGAATACATTGTTTGTTTGGGGAGCTTGACCGAGGAGGTGCTTATATAGACAAAGGAGTTAAAGGGCTTGCCGTCCACTTGTAAAACTATCTTGATTAAGTCTGAGACATTGGCTTGAATAATCTTCTTGTCGTCCTTGTGGGAATACATATTGCCATAGGCGGAAAGAAAGAAAAAGTTATCAAATGGTTTTAGCTTAATTGTCTTAATCTTCGCGTGAGGGATAGTAGTAACTTCCCTGCCTTCGAGGGCTTTGAGTAGGTGTGAACCTAGAAATCCTGATGAACCGGTAACGTAGTCCATAAATAAGCCTAAATTAACTAACTGAATTTATTATAACACTACCCGTTATCTTTGGTCAATTCTATGCGGCGGTGTGTTCATGCCACCCATACTGAATACACAAATCAATTGCCTCTGTCCCCCTATTGGTTACTTTAATAAGATAATATTCATTGGGTTTAAGAAGCCAATAACCGCCTGCGATATCTCCACCGGCGGCAGTGAACTTCCCCGCTGTTCCCAATACCCCTCCTTCTATCAATGTTCCATCAGCACTAACATCAGGGTCTCTGTAAATTTCAGTCTTTGCGGCAACAACAGTTTCCCTGTTCAGACAATTTCCCGCCACTGCCGTTCCATCGCTGTTGAGGGTGGGATTTTCGAACAACTCTACCTTTGTCATCCCACTACTTTCTATCACAATATATCCGTGAGCCACCTTGGTTGCATCTGTCTTGATTTGGAAATAGACAGAGGCGGCGGCGGCAACATCTTCCCAACAATAAGAAGACAACCATTGTTTGGATTCCTTTATTCGCCAATGGATAGCCTTAACAGTCGTTATTCCACCACTACTCCAAATGTATAAGTCGTTAGTGCCATCGGTCAATTTACTTTTGGCAAGCAATTCACCATCAGAATTAACCCTTATCCTGTTTAACGTTTTAGCAACAGAGTCATATCCCAACATCTCAAATGCCAGCACCTTAAAAGTCGTGTCTTGGCTCTTATTCAAGATATTCTGCTCTGTCTGTGTAACTTGGTCTTTCTTATCGGTTGCCATATTTATAATTATTATAATCAATGTCCATTGTCTTGTTCAAGAACTCGGCATAGGCGGCCATTTTCTCTATCCTCATTGTCGTTCTCTCTGTCTTATCTGCCCCACACATCTTCTCTATCTTCTTTAATGCTCCCTTGACCGCCTCAACCGAATTGTCTATCTTGCCATACTTAATCTGATTGGCTAAATAACCGTCTATTGTTTTTATCTCTCCCTCAAATCCACCCATCTTATCTTTCCAACTGTCGCCTAACTTAAAGTGGTCAACAAGATAGGGACGGCCATTGACTTTCTCATAATCAAGAAAGGGGGGTTCAACAGTTGTCTTGCCGTCAGTCTTAGGATTAGCAGGGCTAGTCGTTTTCTCTCTCGGTCTCGCGTCTGACGCTGATGGTTGTTCTCTAAATACTGTCTCAGCCATTGCGGTATTTGCTATATTTATCAACGTCGTAATGAATTTCCTTTATTCTGTCTTGGTCTCCCCTGCGGTGAGCCTTAATCAGCTCCTGCCTCATCGACCGTATCTCTTTTGATTCATTAAGAATCTTATGGGCGGTTTTTTCTATTCTCCTCTGTCCATCTCTGTCGGCATATTTGTATTCTTTGCTAAGACGGTCTAAATCATCTCGTCTTGTTGTTCTATCTCTCATATCAGTTTATTAATGGCGATGTGGTGCTTCGACGGTTTATTTGTTTCCCCGTCAATTTCCACTCAAGCTGTCGCCACAGCATTTTAGGGTTAATTCCCTATACTATCAGGAAGCAGCACACTTCGCTACTAAAGCCCATTCGGAATTTAATAGTTTAGATGCATAAGAGCCTGCCCAAGAAATCTTGGTAAGTCTTGCCGCTGGGTTCCCGCTGTCAATTTGGTTCGCTAAGACATAGAGTTTGGGTTTATCGCCCTCCAGGTCAAAGGCTCCAAAGGCATCTTGTCCATGAATGTATGAGTAATACATTACAACGTCGCAAGCTGCGCTTGCTGGGTCTCCAGTTGCTGACGCAACATCCTTATTCAAAAGCCAGCGAACTTGATACAGTTCACCCATTTCGCCCTTGTAAAGGTCCTTAACATCAGAATAAGACTTGGCCGTAATCCAGGTGCTATCCCCAATCAAGTCATACTTGTTTTGAGGCGTAGTCTTACCCAGGAAGAAGCCATCGGGATAAGGTCGTGCCTTATTGATTTCCAATGTCTTCGTAAAGCCACGAATTGCGCTTGCGTCCAACTTATCGGTCGAAGCAATAGTGCTTGATGTCGCACTGTTCGGATAAGCCTGTGTTGCATTAGCAAGTTCGTTTCTTACTAAACGGTTAAGAGTCTCACCCATGTTCTGTCCGACTAAAGCCACTTTCTCCGCCATATTCTTATCGATAGAAACTAAAGATAAAAGTTTGGAGGTATTAACAGTCAAACCATACTCGGAAAGAGTAACGGCCACTGTGCAAGCAGTAATCGCACAAATTGTTGGGTTCGAAGATTCAGTCAATGGGTCGGTGATTATCGTCAACGGTGTATACCGTGTGAAGTTAATCGTTCGGCCTGAATTGTCCGAATGACTTCTCTTTTGTGCCCCTTCTTTCAAAACTAATTCATACTCTGCCCTCGGAAGAAAGACTTTCTCATAGTAAGTCATCACTTCCTGACTTAGGGTAGTTGTGATATTATTTTGTGCCATATTTATTCACTCTCCTTTTCCAGCTAGTCGCTGATCTGCTAAGTTCGTGCTGAATGTTCTATTGAACCATTCCGAGCTTCTTCTCCATCTCTTTTATAGACAGCTCCTCGAATTTCTTCTCGCCTGACGCCACACCAGTTGGTCTAGTTGCGGTCTCCGATACTTGCTTAGCGATGTTCTCGGTAACCTTGCCAACTTGCTTAGTTACCGCCCTGTTATAGGGCTTCATCAGTTTGGCGACAAACTTGCTTACTGACGCTTTATACGGATCGGCTCTTACATGTGCCTCTACCG